CCTTCGATTATATGGATGCAAAATGTGTTGCTCGGGACACCAAGATTGCATCTTTGGTGGAGCTGGAGCATGAGTGGTTCTATGGTCTGAGCGGAACGGGAAAATCCCGGAAAGCTCGTGAAGATTATCCTGCGGCGTATATCAAGGATCCCAAGAATGCTTGGTGGGACGGATATGCCGGTGAAGAGGTCGTCATCATTGACGACTTTGACAAGTTCCAAGTCAAGCAGAGCGGTGACATGAAGAGGTGGTTGGACCGGTACCCCTTTCAAGCGGAGCGTAAGGGTGCCTATTTAGGATTGATTCGTCCGAAGAAGATCATCATTACGTCCAACTACCATCCCAAGGAAATTTGGGATGACAGTGACATTACGTTGTCCACGATCATGCGTAGAGTGAAAGTTACCAGATTCGATAGTTTTCCACCGCCGCCAAGGGCGGCCTTAGGGTTAGGGCTTCCCACCCTACCCCCGATCCCCACCCCCGAATTAGGGTTTGTTGTTGGCATCGCCCCCTCGCGTGGCGTCGCCGAAGGCGACCCCCCCAGTCCAAATAGATTTACTAGTCTGCCTTCGAGATTTCTATAATTTCATTATTAATCAAAGGATGGCTTATTTACGTCGTAAAGTTTCTTCTAAGAAGTACGCTAAGAAGCGTACTTACAAGCGCAAGTCTTCTAAGAAGGCTTCTGGTGCTATGAAGAAGATGGTGAAGCGCGAGATTGCGCGTAATGTCGAGAATAAGACGTTTCAGGTGTTTGATGATCTTGCGGAGATTTATTCTTCGAATTCCGCAGGGTTTGATGCGAGCATCATTCCTTGCACTCCCTTTGCTGGTGGGTACCTGACGATTGCTCAAGGAACCGGTCAGGGCCAGCGTATTGGGAATCGGATCAAGATTAAGAAGCTTCGGTTCGATGCTATTGTATATCCCAGACAGTATAACATCTCCACCAACCCCACCCCGGCCCCGGTCCACATCAAGTTCTGGTTCTTCTACGACAAGGAGGATGGCCAGTCTGTGCCCACCCCTCAGGCATCAGGTGACATTCTTCAGTTCGGGAGTACCTCACTCCCCTTTGGGAATAGACTGTTCGATCACATGGCTCCGATCAACACTGATCGGTATAGAGTTCTGACTACGCGCACGGTCAAGATCGGATACTCCTCCTATACGGGAACTGGTGCGCTGCCTCAGCAGGGAAACTTGGCTAATAACGATTTCAAGCTGAATGCGAAGGTGTCAGTGGATCTGACGCCCTACTGTGTCAAGGATGTCGTCTTTCGGGACACGGCGTCTACGCCTACCACTCGCGGTATCTATATGATGGCGCAGGCTGTGTATGCCAACGGCGCAGCGATTGCGGCAGCTTCTATTACTGCGGAGATGAATACTATGCTGACGATTGATTTTGAGGATGCTTAGAGAGGGCTAAGTAGCACTCTAGGGGGTAGGTCATTATTACCCTACCCCCTAGTGTGCAATGTGCAAACTAGCCCTTTGTGATGAAAAGAAATTCCAGATTTGATGTTTTTCATAATAATTACAAAGGATGGCCAAAAAGTCTCGTGCTTGGTGCTTTACAGTAAACAACTACACAGAAGAGGGTGTAGCCCGTATTAAGCTGTGGGATTGCAGTTATCTTATCTTCGGAAAAGAAGTAGGAGAACAAGGCACGCCACACCTACAAGGATACGTGGCATTTGCGAGTGCCAAGACACTATCAACAGTGAGATTTCTGACAGGTCAGCATTGGGAGGTGGCGAATGGCACCCCAAAACAAGCGTCTGACTATTGCTCGAAGGACGGTGACGTCTTCGAAAAAGGCGTGCGGCCCCTTTCACAAAAGGAGAAAGGAGCCCTAGGCAAGAGATCATTCGACGAAGCATTGGTTCTGTATAGGGCGAAGAAGTACGAAGATATGGGAGCGATGGCTTTAAATTTAAAGTCCTTCGATTATATGGATGCAAAATGTGTTGCTCGGGACACCAAGATTGCATCTTTGGTGGAGCTGGAGCATGAGTGGTTCTATGGTCTGAGCGG